TCGGGGCATGGTCCGTGACCACTACCGAACGGCGGTGTCTTTGGGGGCCAAAGATGAACAAGGATGAGTTCAGGAAACAGTTAGCCGACGACGTCGACCAGTTCCTCCGAGAGGGCGGACAGATCAAGTCGGTTGAGTCTAAACGTGTGTGCCCACCGCACATGCAATGGATTGCAGACCGGGGGATGGACTACTCGGTATGGGACGAGATCGAGGGTGACGACTACTGCCGCCGAACTGGCTACTTCAAGTTGGACCCCGAAGATTTCGAGGAGGATTGAATGGACGAGTACGAGGAGATTGTTTTGCTCGATGAATTTAACGATGCCCTAGTTGGCTGTGTGTTCGACCCAGAGGGTGTACCGATCCCCTGCTACCAGACAGAGGCAGTCTGGAGAATCTTGGCCGGGGAAGGCTACACCGAGGAGGAGGCCGACAACTACATAGAGCAACTCACCGAGGGGATGCGGGTCGTGTGGATACACCCGCTCGAAATCAAGCCGGAGTTCACGCCGGACAAGAAGCCACACCTGCGGTTGGTTCACTGATGGGCTTCGCAAGCAAGGTGAAGCGCAATATCGCGGATAAACACCTGAGTGACTGTATCCGCAAAAGTGCCGAGTGGAAGTGCCAGCGGTGCGGGAAGGACTACAGCGACAAGCCTCAGGGCCTCCAGTGCAGTCACTTCCTGAGCCGCATGCACTGGGGTACGCGCTATGACCCACGGCAACTGAGTCTTTGTGCCTACTGCCACAACTACGTTGAGGGGCACCCGGTGGAGCACATCAATTTATGGAAATCGATACACGGAGGTGACGATGCCGATAAGGCGATTGAAGGAATGGTTGAACTCGCCGCCTGCAAAGGACGAGCCCAGTACGCCAGAAACAATGTCAAAGCAATATCAGCCCACTATCGAGGTGAATCAAAACGCCTCGACGGTGAACTCGAACGAAAAGCCAAGGGCAAGGAGGCCGACCTTGAAGTCTACGGATACGCAACGAGGGTCAAGGATATTGGTGATCCCTGACACGCAGGTAAAGCCCGGAGTTAACACCGACCACCTTGAGTGGGCCGGTCACTACGCCGTCAAGATGAAACCCGACGTGATCGTGCACATTGGTGATCACTGGGACATGCCTAGTCTGTCGTCATACGACAAGAAGGGCAGTCGGCAGATGGAGGGCAAGCGGTACGTCAAGGACATCGACGCGGGCAACGCGGCGATGGATCGATTCATGATCCCAATACGGGCAGAGATCGACAGGCTGAAGAAGGGCAAACGCAAGGCGTGGAACCCGAGGCTGGTCTACACCATGGGCAACCATGAGCACCGGATCAACCGCGCAGTCGACGCCGACATCCAGCTTGAGGACCTGATCAGCACCGACGACTTCAACCTTGAGGAGTGGGGCTTTGAGGTCGTGCCGTTCTTGGAGCCAATCGTCATAGATGGCGTCGTGTTCTGTCACTACATTTGCAGTGGCGTCATGGGTCGCTCGATCAGTAGCGCACGCATCGGCCTGACCAAGCGTCACCAGTCGTTCGTGCAGGGCCACGTCCAACAGCGTGACATCGCCGAGGGTGTGCGTGCCGACGGTAAGCGCATCACCGGGATCATGGCGGGCATCTTCTACTCGCACGAAGAGGGCTACATCACCCCACAGCACAACACGGGGTCGACATGGTCAGGCGTGTGGATGTTGCATGACGTAAAGGACGGTGAGTTCGATTACATGCCGGTCAGCATCGACTACCTACGCGAAAAGTACGGTGGCCTATGAAACCGGCGCCGCCTACAACGACACGACGATCCTAGAAAACGGATCAGGACAGAGGGCTGGGCTAATAGGTGAGATGGCCTTCGCTCATGCGTTAGCAGAGCAGAGGATCACCTACCAGCATCTGGGCGGCGACAAGCAACACCATGACTTCCTAGTTGGCGACATCAAGATAGACGTCAAGGCCAAGCAAAGGAACGTCCCACCAAGTTACGACTACGACGCACACGTCACGGCGAGCATCAAGGATGCCGACTGTCGGCTGTACGTTTTCGTGAGCGTAACGAACGGCCAGCCAACCCTTATGGGTTGGTGTGGCAAGGACGAATTCTGGTCAAGCGCGAGGATCGTTCGCGAGGGAGAACTCGACGAGAGAGGTAAACCAGAGAGGGCTGACGCCGGCAAGTTGAGGTACTCGGCCCTCAGGAATATGGACGAACTCTGGCCACTGATTAGGTGATGGTGCACGTCCGGAAGGAGTATGCAAGGAGGCATATATGACTTGGCAAGATGAAGATAACGCTAGGGACCTCAACAAGTTAATCGACATGGTTTACCCGGTTGAGGAGTTTGAGATTGCGTTGATCGTGACGCTCTGCGAGGAGCAGGGCATCGAGCATCGGAACTTTGTGGAAGCGTGGAACGCCTTACTCGACGAGGCTCACGAGATCATTAACAGGGCGGAGGACAAGCTATGAGCCTTAAACCTATCAGCATTGAGTTGCACTTCGACACGCTAGAGGAGGCCACACAAGAGGGCTACCCCGACGCGGTGGCGGTGGATGACGACCTGCCAGAACTTGGCTACTTCACCGTCGTCACGTTCATGTGCAGTAGCTATGAGGTCACTGAGTACGAGGAGATGGACTTGGATGTTGACCTAGACCTGCTTCTCGACAAGGAGGTTGCATGAGCATAAACGACGCACTGCCGGAGGAGTGGGACGCGGCGAGAAAGGCCCGGTTTCACGACAACCGCCCGTACGAGTCAGTGGACAACGTCAACAAGCCACAGCATTACCGGGTCGGTGAGGTCGAGGCAATCGACTACATCGCCCAGCAGTTGGGCACCGGCGTAAAGGATTACCTGCTAGGCAACGTGCACAAGTATCTGCACCGCCACAGGTTCAAGGGACAGGCAATGGAGGACCTCAAGAAAGCTGAGTGGTACCTGCGGCGCCTGATTGTGGAAGAAGAGCAAGGAGGCTAGATGGATAAAGTCAATCGTTACATCGCGCTGTCGCGCAAGGATGTCAGCAACGGCATCGAGCGAAAGGGTAATCTCGATTACCTGTCATGGGCTTACGCGTGGAACGCGCTGGTCGAGGAGTATCCCGACAGCACGTACTACTTCGGTGAGCCAGTCACGTTCCCGGACGGGAGCATCATGGTCAAGGTCGGAGTCACGGTGAGGGACATCACTCACGAGATGCAACTCCCGGTCATGGATCATCGCAACAAGGCAATACAGAACCCGAACGCCAGAGATATTAGCGACGCGCAGATGAGGTGCTTTGTTAAAAGCATAGCCATGCATGGCGTCGGGATTGGATTGTATCTTGGAGACCTGAAGCATGTGGTCGACAAGTCAACATACGAGAAGGCGGAGCAGTTGTTAACCGCACAGGATTCGATGGGCTTTCACGAGTTCGTCCACAAGTCGCTCTCGGAGCAAGAGCGCGTTGACACCTTCAACGATGCCCCGGCTGGACGCAAGTCAGCGTTCAAGGCTGAGTGGCGTGCACTGCTGAAGGTGGCGGACAGCTTCCTCGACGAGGTAGCCGCCGCAATCGCTGATGCAACGTCAGCAGATGATGTCTCTCTACTGCAAGAGACCATCGCAGAACTGTCGACTTACGAGCGACAAGCAGTATGGGGTCGGCTGTCGCCGGCAGAACAGGAGTTCGTTAAGCAAGCGAGGAACGCGGCATGAAGCGCATCAAGCGACTAGTGGTACCGAACGGTACCTACACCAAGGATGGTCAGGAGAAAACCTCTTGGCTGAACGTAGGCCACATCCTGAGCGATGGCCAGAAATCGAAGATCAAGATTGACTGCTGGCTCGGCGGTGAGTTCGATGGCTGGGTTCAGATATTCGATGTCGACGAGGAGCGTGCACCAGCGGCCGCGCCTGCGGCACCTGCGGCCAAGGCAGACGACGACCTGCCATTCTAATCACCGGGGCCTTCGGGCCCCTTCTTTTTTTCAGGGAGGAAAAATGCACGGATACAATAACTTCTGGATGCGCGGACTGATACTCGTTGCGCTGTCAGTGATCATCTGCTCGGTGGCGTCGATATGATTGTCCCGGTCCTGATATTAGCCGCTTGGTTTGTATACGTTGAGGTGGAAATGCCCAACAGAACCAACGAGTGCCCCTATGACGTTTCGGAGTGCGAAGGTTGAGCATCGTCAGCTTTGAGGACCTACAGGAACTCAGCGGATACAAGCAGGTGAACAAAGTCATTGAGTGGCTTAGGGAACACCGTATAAGATTCATCATTGCCGGGGACGGAAAGCCCCGGACGGTGCATGACTTTTTGCGGGAGGATTTAAGTGACTCAGAGACGAATAGGAACACAGCTACCCCCATACGTTTCGGTTGATAAGTACGGGTACAAGCTGAAGCGGTACGAGGGACGCGTACACGGCAAGATAAAGTGGGGCAAGACTACGATCATCGCCCCGGCCGACGCGCCCATGAGCGAGGTCTGGAGGGCTTACGAGGAGTCTGTCGGTGATTCCCGGCAGACGGTGGGGTGGCTACTGCACCAATTCATGGGCAGTAAGAAGTTCGCCGAACTCACGTCTAAAACCCAGAGGGACTACCGGCTGGCTATCGACAGGCTCGTGAATGCGCCTGTTGGCAACGATAGGTTCGGTTCAGTGTCCTTGGATAGGGTGGATCAAACGTCCATACGCGCCTATCTGGACTGGTATGAGAGCCCGGTGGCGGGCAACCGCCACATCGCTATTCTGAAGTCGGCGTGGAACTGGTGCCGTGAGCGGCACAAGATACCCGACAACCCCTGCATTGGTGTGACGCTCAACCGGGAGGCCCCCCGAGAGCGGTACGTCACGGATGACGAGTACGAGACGGTGCTAAGGATGGCGCCGCCACCAATCCAGCAGATGATGGAACTAGCATACCTGCTACGGGCAAGGCTGTCTGAGGTGCTAAATCTGACCGTTGACGACGTTTCAGACACGCACGTCCGGCTGATTAGGCTAAAGGGGTCTGAGGGGGAGTTATGTGCCATCTCTGACCGCCTGAAAGACGCTGTGAGCGACGTTAGAGGCCACCCCTACATAGCCCATAGGTACTCAGAACATGCCTTTAGAAGCGCGTGGAGGCGCTTACAGGGGCACATGCAAGAGGCAGGTATTGAGCCTTTTCGCTTCCATGATCTGAAGGCAAAAGGCGTTTCTGATCACGAGACCAACCACTCCGGGCACCGATCCCCGGCCATGCGAAAGACATACGTGCGGAAGTTGCAGGAGGTGCCTGCCACCCGCTAGGGAACAGTCCTCGCAAACCCGCATAAAACTGTCCCAAACTGGCAAATTGTTCCCTAAGGTTTACGGGCGAAATCGTAGTAGATACATGGACTTACCAGTGACGACCTCCTCCCTGTTAATCAGCGGGTCGCTGGTTCGAGCCCAGCAGGCGGAGCCAATATCTACGCGGCTTACACGGACGTAGGCCAACGAGAGTAGCCCATCTTAGGGAACACTTTAGGGAACTACAGGCCTAACAGTCCCTTGATGATCTTCTCTTCCATCACGGCATAGCCCTGAGACTTACCAGCCCCGTCAGGCTTCGAGCCTGCCAGAGTATTGAACGCTCGCTCTGGTGGTATCAGGTTGCCGCTCTTCTCCCTCATCTTCAGGATGTCGGTGTAGTAACTCCCCAGCAGGCTTTCCGGGCTCACCGGAGTTTCTAGCCTACCAAACAAACCACCCTTCAATGACGGTATGCCACCGTCGTATGTATTGTGATTCACGCCCCTGACAGCGCCTGAGGCGTTGGGGTCTAACTCCACCACCAACTGGCCCATAGACCTGATCGGGTCGTTACGCAGGTTCGGGTCGAGCGTCGCACGCAGTAGGTCCGGCCCGAAGATGCCGCTCTCCCTCGCCACCTTCGCGTCCATGAACGGAAGGAGAAGAGCCTTTCTATTCTCGGCGCTCGTAGTAGACAGCCAAGCGTTGAAGTCTGGCGACATGATTCCGGGGTAGCCCTTCATCGTCTCGCCAATGGCCTCGACCTTGTCGAACAGTTCTGGACTGACGTCGTCACCAAGCTGTCGGAACAGGTTGCCAGCGAGAGTCAGCGGCATCGTGTTGAAGTCAGCGGAGCGGTCACCCATCCTGCTGTACACGCCGAGCACTCGCTTCCCGCCACTCGCCTCGTGAACCTTTCGCACCTTGTCGACAACGCTGTCGGCA